GTCAGTCAGGGTGACGGGCGCGTGCGCGTCATGGAGTTCAAGATTTTGGCGGAGTGGAGTGCTTCGGGTCTGGCACAAAAGACTCAGACAGATCAGACAGCTTAGAGACTGCATCATCATAGCCACGACACACCAAGACACGATGACCGATGCTATCCAGGTAGACTATCCAGTCGCGCTGTGCTGGTGACAGCTTGCCGGTCTCGGTCTTCATCTCGACCCACGTCAGCCACTCCGGCACAAACAGATCAGGCACGCCAGCAGACACGCCTTCGGCCTTGAGTTTTGCCGCCACGGTTTTGTTTCGCCATCCGCCGTTTGGGATCGCAAAGATACGCACGCCCGGATGCGTGCGGCGGAACCAGGAAACGACGCGGCATTGCTCGATGTGCTCGCTCAAAACGGAATCTCCGGCGTCCAGTCCGAGCAGCGCTCAAGTTGCGCGGCAAAGTCATCAGGCGGGCGCATGTCGAACTTTAGACAGTGGCCGGACAGGTTGTAATGGTCGCAAGTATGGCAGCACTGCGGCGTAATATTGGACAGCATCCGCCAGGTGGCGATGAACTTTGGTTCGGTCGGTCTCGTACTCATTCCCAAATCCTCTCTATCACATCAAAAAAATTGCCATTCCGGCGATAGCGTATCCTCGCCGGTGGCGTTCCAGCTTGCAGCAGTCTAGCAACTTCGTGGCATCCGCCGGATTGCATCTTGGTCACGTCAATGCGCGCGCGTTGTGCAATCATCATCAGCTTAGTTAATGCCCTGGCGCCTGCCTCGCCGCCATGTAAAACGGTCAGATACTCGGTTACGGGAGGGTCGCTCAGCATGCCGTAATACGTCACGCGCAGCATGGCCTTGCCGCTTGTCCGGCTCACGTGCTCGACCCATCGCCATTCACGCACGTCCATCTCGTCCGCCTCCAGCCCCATGATGTCCAGCCCAGACAGCTTCAGCGGCTTCGGTGTTGGCGCGGGGAATGCCTCGCCGCAAGCAGGACAGACCTTGACGCTAGCGTGTACTACCTCGTCGCAGTGCTCGCAGACTTTGACAGGGGCCTCGCCTTGTCCTTCGCCAGACTTCTTCGGCGGCACCACGGCAGTAATAGGGCCATGCGTAGCTACCACGCCGGCAAAGTCCAACACCAGGCAGTGATCAGTGTGACTTTTGATACGCATGCCGCGTCCGGCCATCTGCACATACAGGCTCGGGCTCATGGTCGGGCGCATCATCGATATCAGGTCGATGCCTGGCGCATCAAAGCCAGTCGTAAGGACGTTGGCGTTCGTCAGCGCTCGCAACTCGCCAGCCTTGAAACGCTCCAGAATCGCCTCACGGTCGCGTTTTGACGTGGCGCCAGTAACGCACGCAGCGTTAATGCTTCGCGCCTGTAGCGTCTCACAGACGGCTTGCGCGTGGTCCACGCCAGCGCAGAAAAATAGCCAGGAGCGCCTATCGCCAGCCAGGCGGATGACCTCATCAACCACGGCGGCGTTCTGGTCCTCGGTGTTGACGGCGCGTTGTAACTCGCTCTCGATGTACTCGCCGCCACGTTTCTTGACGCCAGACGTGTCTAGCCTGGCCTTAGTAACCTTCGACCGCAGTGGGGCCAGGTACTCGCGGCGTATCAGTTCCTCGATGCTTACAGGCTCGATCAGATCGTCAAAGAGTGCTGGCTTGTCAGTGATCAGGCCATGCCCCAGGCGATAAGGTGTGGCCGTCAAGCCGATGACACGCAATTCAGGGTTGAGGGCCGCCAGATCACCCAGCAGGGTGCGATATCCGCCTTCGTCCTTGTGGCTCACCAGGTGGCATTCGTCGATCAAGACCAAGTCGGCATGCCCTATCTGTTCGGCCTTGGTCCTCACGCTCTGGATGCCAGCAAACGTTATCGGCTGGCTCAGATCACGCTGCCCGATGCTGGCCGAGTAGATGCCCATCGGCGCATCGGGCCAGTGCTGGCGCATCTTTTCGGCGTTCTGCTCGATCAGTTCCTTGACGTGCGTCAGCATCAGGATGCGTGTCTCCGGCCACGCTTGCAGTGCATCCTTGCACAGCGCAGCGATGACGTGAGACTTGCCCGCGCCCGTCGGCAGGACCAGGCAAGGATGCCCGGTCTCGTGCTCGCGGAACCAGTGATATAGCTGGTCAATGGCGCGTTGTTGATAGTCGCGGAGAGTCATTCCATTGCCTCCGACTCCCCCATATCAATACCCTCGAATAAGTCTTCGCTGTGCGCATCAAACCGGATACCAGTCGCGGCGGCTTTAACATTCTTGATAGCCTGGCGGAAGTAGCTTTCTTTCAGTTCAGCACCGATGCCAAGACGGCCAAGCATGACCGGGCTATAGACTTCAGATCCGACGCCCATGAATGGGGTAAAGACTTTCTCGCCAAAATTGCTAAACAGCTCGACGCAGCGGTCAATGACATCAAGTTGCAGCGGGTGGACGTGCTTCTCGTCTTCGTGGTCGCGGGCCTCATGGTGAGGCAGCACGCGGTTCATCCTGATATCGTCCCACATGCAATCGGCATACTGGCGCCATATCCAGTGAGAGAAACGGTTCTCAGTCTGCTTTCCGGTCCATCCTCGATACGACAAAACATCTGTCGGCGGCGTCCTCTCTCCGGCATACTCCAGCATACCGACAGGGTGCGCGACAGGGATCGGGTTCTTTCCAGCGCGGCGGAAGGTCAGAAGTTGGTCGCCAGCCGCTACACCGCAGTCGATGCTGTCTGCCACAAGCGAGGCGTGAGCAAGGTTTTTCTGCATGGTGCGCAGGCGTACAGCTAGAGGCTCTTTCCAGATCATACGGCGCCCGGTGAAATACCAGCCTTCGCGCTGATGGAGTCGGATGATATCGCCGGGGAAGTCGATGTAACTGTCAGTGCCGCTATTGCTTCTCGGGACGTCCATGCAGTGGACGCAGGTGATCCTACCAGGCACAGTAATGCGCGCCAGCTCTCGCACGACAAAGGCATAGTGCTCAAAAAAGCGGTCATAGTCGGGGCAATTGCTCAGGTCTCGATCGTCGCTTGAGTAGTGATACAATCCACCAAACGGAGGCGAATAGATGGAAAGGTGGATTGATTTGTCCGGTATCGCCTGCATGACCTCAACGCAGTCACCATTGTAGATTGCAAACTTGTCAGAAATCAGTTGGTCTTTCACAGCCATGACGGAAGCTCCATTTTTGTATTGAATGACGCGGCGCGCTCAATTGAAATTGCTTGGTTCATCTCTGAAACCAGATTGCTAAACATTTGCTCGGCTTGCTCAGACTTGCGTTGTAGATTCTTAAGGACGTTCGTCTCTCCCTCAGTGGTTACAATGTCAACATGAACGGCGCGTTTTTGACCAAAGCGCCAGCAGCGGCGCACGCCTTGGTAATACTGCTCGAATGAGTGGCTAGGAAAAAAAGTAATATGATTGCAGTGCTGGAAGTTCAAACCCCACGCGCCAATCTTCGGCTTAGTGATCAGGACCCGAACATCGCCACGAGCAAAGGCCATCAGGGCAGATTCTTTCTTGTCATCGCTCATCGACCCGGATACCTGCACCGAATCCGGTATCAGGCGCTCAAGTTCGTCGCCTTCTGGATTCAGGTGACACCAGACTAGCGCAGGCTCGCCGGTGTTATTCACCAGGCTAGCCACACGCTCGCAGCGGTCATTCAGGGTGCGCTTGCGCTCGGCTCGTTGCTCCTTCAGGCCAACAGCAGGCAAGGCAAACAGCGAGTTATCAGGCAAGTGTTCATGCTCGACAATGTGCTGCTGCTCAACAAGCGGCGGCAAGACAAAGCGCGAATCATCAAAACCAAGGTCCGACGGCTTGCGAATCGCGCGCGCCCAGGAGCACACCCAACGCCAGAACGGCAACTCGGCATGACCTTTAAGGCGCCACTTGATGACCTCGCCTCTCATTCGACCTTGCGCGGAATTGTTCAGGTCGTTCTTAAAAAATCGGTTCAACATATCCATATAGCCCAAATAGCCAAGGGCCTCGGAACTGGTGCCAAGCTCGATAAAGTCATTGGGCGCGGCGGTCGCACTAGCAAGCAGGCGATAGGGGCGCTTCTTCATGAACTCAGTTATGGCGATCTTTGTGCTACCGTCGAAACTCTTGAGGATGCTTGATTCATCGCACGCCACGCCTGCAAAGTCATTCGGATTAAACAGCTTAAGGCGTTCGTAGTTGCTCACGTTGATACCAGGCTTAACCACGCCGTCACGCGACAGACTGGCGCGGATGCCAAACTTCTCTGCCTCCTCAATAATCTGATGCGTGACAGCCAGCGGGGTCAGCAACAGGACAGGAGCGCCTGTTTTGCGCACAACATTTTCCGCCCATGTCAACTGCATGGCCGTTTTGCCTAGCCCGCAGTCGGCAAAGATTGCGCCACGGCCTTTCAGAGTTGCCCATTCGACAAGCGATGCTTGGAAGTCGAACAGGAATGACGGCATAAACTTAGGTGAAAACCCGTGATCACCGCCTATCTGTCCCTTTCTTTCCAAAAACTCTTGATAGCTCATCCCGTCACCTTCGCATCAAAACGTTCTCGCAGCTTGTCTACCAGTGGATCACCACACACAGCAGGGTTCGTGAGTAACTCCTGGCTGGTGTATCCGCCATCACCGTTCATCACCTCGGCGCCAGATGGCAGACGCCATACAGCAGCAGTCTCGGTGCTCTTGTCGGTCAACTCCCATGGCACAAGGTCTGGGTGTAGGACGTGGCTAGGGCAGCCTTCGTGTTGGAACTGGACCGGAATATCATCTGACTGGTAACGCTCGCAGCGCCACGTGCTGTCATCCTTCGCGGTGCTATGCGCACAAGTGCGGCAGTTGACGCGCTTCGTGGCCTTGGACACGTGGCAGAAGTCATGCGCGGCACAGAAGCGGCACTGATACCAGGTCGGGTCGGTGCTCAGTGGTGGCGGCATACGATCCGCCAGGGCAATGCGCCGCCCACGCTCGACAGCCTTTTCGGCCACGCTGGCGTCATACTTCACGCGCTCAGTGTAGAGTCGATCATCATCCTTGCAGACGGCGAGGTATAAGGCACGCTCGTCTCCAGTGCCGTACATGTACACTTGCATCTGCACGAAATGCATTGGCTTTGACTTCTCGACGCCTTTCGCCTCCAGGTCATCAAACGACTTCCGGCTGTGCGTCTTGATCTCCAGGACGTGGCGCTTGCTCGGTGACTGCGGGACACCAGACTTTACGATGCCGTCCAGGCTTCCAGAGACGTGCGCGCCAAAGTCAACGCGGCTTTGCTGCGAGGACACCTCCAGGCCAGCAGCGCGAAGGTCAGCAATCACGGTGTCTTCTTCCAT